ACCTTGCCAGGTGGTAATACACTGGCAGCTTCTTTAGCGCCGTTACGGCCCGCCTCATCGTTGTCAAAGAAAAGGACAACCTTGTCATAATAAGCAATCCATTCATAGTTATTTTGGATTGCCTTTTTTGCACAAGAGGCACCGTTCGGTATGGAGACCACGTCCCATTTTGGTTGTGACTCCCAGACAGACATTGCATCCATCTCACCTTCTGTGATGACAAGCTTTGTGGTTTGCCTAGTCGTCTTGTGACGAAAGTTTTGCATACCATACAAAGTTTTGACCTCACCTTCACAGCGAAAGTCTTTACCCTTTGTCCTTACCTTAGACCCAACAAGCCTTCCATCCACATCATAATAGTAGTGACGTAGAATCTGTCCATCCTTGTAGGTTTTGAACAGCTCGGTAGTTTTTTCACTGATGCGTCGTGAAGGTAGTCTGGTGGCTGTACCTTTAAGTTCAACATCGTTCATTGTTGGTGGGTGAAAGGATTCTTGACCATCACCATGTGTTCGGTGGTGGCATTTGTGACAGAAAGTGTGTCCGTCTGTGTACAGTGCATTGGCATCTGATGAACCACAGTTCGGACACGCAGTGTGTCGAACAAACTCATTTTCTAGATGAGCCATTTAATTGGAATGTCGGTGTAAGAACACCATGGAATGCCCAACTTTTCACAGTATTGAGCGTAAGTAGTTTTAGATTTTTTAGAGATTGTATTGAACGGCGCTTGGAAGACCATACGTAGATCAAGTTCAGGGTGTTGATTCTTGACCGCTTTGATCTTCCTTCTGTCTTTGCTATCCCAATATCCTTTACACTCTAGGTGCACTCCGTTCGGAAGAACGAAGTCAGGACAATACAAATGTGAGATAATGTAGTCAACCTTAACGCTTTCGTATTCATACTTAACTTTAAGGCCAACCAACAGGTCCGCTACTTTCTCTTCGAGTCTGGACCTAAATGCCATCAGAAGTCATCTTCGATAGCATCGTCATTGTCTACATCACTAATGACATTAGGTTCGCTTTGCTTGTAACCTTTAGTAATTCCAAAGATCTCAGCAGGATCCATGTCTTCGATGTCACCTGCATCAGTACCAGCCCTATCAGACACACTGATAAGTTGAATAGCTTCTAAGACAAGCTTAGTCCCTACAGTTCCTGCGGGGATTGCATAAGGCTTTTGCCAAAAGGCTAGCTTGACCTTGCTGCCACTCATGATTGTGAGACTTGTGTCCGTGACAGGTGTGCCCTCGGTGTCAACGACGACAGGCATCTTGTCAGGCGTCCACGTAAAGCGTGCTTTGTACTTACCTTCAGCAACTTTCTTCCAAGGCTCGTCATTGACAGGAGCGTTGTTGCCTTTTTTACTTTTTGATTTAGCCCATTCAAGACTACCAAGTCGGTCGTTCTCCAAGATCTCAACAAGGTCATCACCAAGAATTGCTTCAAGCTGATGGTTACCGTATTGACTAATTTGAAAGATGTTTTGGAAACCTTCAAGGACAACTGGTTCAGCAGTTTTCAGGATCTTTTTAGACATTAACAAAAAAAATAGGTGGAATCAATCACTGTTGACGGTTCAAGGTCACCAATGATCGGTGGATCTGTTTCTGCACCAATCTGGTTAGCGAAACAGGTGAGGTAATCATTCTCCGCAAACAAATGCATGTAAGTCTCACGGACGATTGCCGAAAGAATTGACATGTCAGTTGCTCTACACAACACAGAGTCATGTATGAGTGCTATTGGAGCATCAAAACGTAGCGCAGTAAGACACAAAAGGCTTGCATCCTGACTGTGGATAAGATTAGGAGCTGTTGCATTTTTATGATGTTCTCTGTCAACCTTGTCACCTTCACCAGTGGCAACGTTGACTCGACATCTACCAAGCAGTTTAAGTTCAATCCGCTTGATTTCTTTCTTCATAAGACGCTGTGTAACTATAAAACCTGATGGTGTGACCCATTGCAGTTCAGTAGCACCGCGATCAATGGCAGCAGCAACTTCTTGTTCAATCCACTTCATGACACGCATAGGACCTGGTACAATCCTGTCCATAGCACTACGAACCGCTTTGACAACTTGTGTCAAATCGTCCTTATCAATATCAAGACCCTTCTCTCTCAAGGCATCACGAATGTATGCTCTGTTTGAATAAGGTTTTGCATTGTAAGGAATCGTGAGGCATGTGCGCTTGGTACATTTTCGATCCCAGTACGGTTTGATGTGATCGGGGATGTCGTTGTAGCAAGCCTCAGCCACAACTTTGTATGCGTCCTGTGGTCTATCACTGGGGACGACATTGACTAACTTCGCTGTAGACTTGTCACGGGCAAGGCCTGACAATATCTGAAGACCACTACATGTAGCGTCTGTAGCTACCATCAAGTTTGTAAACTGACGGCTACAAATGAGAACACAGGCATGATATTCTTCCGCCGCAGCAAGAAATTGCCAGGGTTCATCCGCACCTTCCCAATCAGATAAGTTACCGATAGGGTCAGTTGCTACACGTGTAATCAGATCGTGGTTATTTTCAACCCAGACCTGGCGGTCTTCCATTGTGTCTTTGTCTAAGCCATACGTTGTGGCAACCTGAAAGGCTATCCAGTGTTTAGCTTCTGGTGTGACAAAAGCTGGTTCGTGAAACTTTAACAAAGACTTACCGAAGTCAGTATCTTGTGGTGTCAAGAACGCAGGAATCGGGTAAACTCGGCCACGGTAATCAAATGACCACGGAATGTAGAACTTTTCTTTATCCTTAAATACCTTAACGGCATTCATGGTCATCCGTGTACGACACGACTTCTGAAACGCACTGGCGTTGACGTTCATGACCTCTGCCGCACGCCGCCTATAGTCCTTCCGAGATTTATAGTTCTCAGCGATGTCTATAGGCTTAGGTGGCAGTGGCATCTCCACTACAGGGACAAACTTACCGACCTGTATCTGTCGGTCCATAAGGGTCTTAGCGACCTCTACAGTAAACGGATTCAGCTTGTACGCGACCTTCTGAATCTTGTTCAGAAAATCGATCGGTGTTTCTCCTTGTATACATGGGTGCGTACCGCGTCGAACCATGTCATAGCCCTTCATGACCTCATTCAAGATGTACCCACCTTGAACCTCATTAGACCAATCGTTTGGTTCAATGAGCATGGGCCAAGCAATAGGACTGAACAGTTCGGCGGTCTGCATGAGCTGATCTTTTACTGCAATAAATTCAGGTGTTGGAACGACATAGGTTTGTCGTTTCTTACCTTGATTACGCATATCAGTCATGAACCAGTTAGTAGATTCACAAATGCAATCCAACAACCAACCACCTAGACTGATTCGGTTAGCACGTCCCCATGTTTTCCAATGGTCAACATCACAGCGGTTCATCAGTGTCCGTATGACAACCACCTTTTGATGGGTGCCAATGGACTTGTGCCAGTAGTTCTCCTTCAACTTGTGAAGTAACCCTGGCACGCTCGATTCGTAGTGCCGCATCATGCACTCGTTTTCAATCGCTTGCCCTATGGCATCTGTAACGCTCTGTACGAAGTTTGATTTAGGTTTGGTACTAAATACCTTGTCGAACGTTACCTTGCAAGCAATAGCTGCTGAAGCATCAGATTCAATGTCAAAAAGAAAATGATTAATTTCACGGAACTTGATGCCCGCTTCACCTTTCTTTATCCGTGATTTAGTTGCATCAATACGCTCAGCCACATGAGGCAGAAGCTGCTCAACAGAAGCCACCCCGTAAACTGAAGCACTTGCATAGTCCTTTTCCTCAAGTTTGGATGTGTTAGAATGTAACTGTTGCAATCCTTGTCGGATTTGTTCTCTTTCAAGGGCAATTTGTTCCTCAATTTCAAATGGTGTCGGCATCCGCGCTTAAGTAACTGACTGAGTTTTCGTCATCAATTTGTTGATGCATCAACTCAATGATTTCCTCTTTGTGTGGATGTTTGCTTAACTCAATGATGAATCTTGCGTATTGCAGTTCAGTCATCATCATCATCTGATTGTTCTCCTAATTGGTCAGGGTGCACGTAATACAAAGCATCTTCGGAACAAATGACAAGTTCATGAGACTTGTAAGTCATGTAATTCCTGATCTTGGCTTCAGCCGAATGCTGTCTTTTGTAAACGTGCTCTTCGATACTGCTGGTCTCAAGGTTGCGTGCCCGGATGACACATACGACATCTGGTGGAAGTTCCCAACCGGCAACTTTCCACTCCATCACGTCTTCGTAATAAAGTGGTTCAAACTTGTCGGCTGGGATGTCTTTATACCGTCGCAATTTATTTGGAAAATACTTACTCATCGATAACCCGTACGTCCAAGAGTTGT